TCCACTGTTGATAATGTAAACATCAACTTCAATTGTAGAAGTTAAAATATTACATAATCTAATTCCTATGACCGCATCATAATCCGCTCCAGTTACAAGCGTTGCTGCAACTGTTCCTACTGCTGATTGTAAATTGTTTCTAAAATTTTGTGCCATATTTTTTTCCTAACTATAATGCAACCGCCATTGCTAATGCAAAACCTGCGCTTGCGGCTCCTACTGGATCTCCAGAAGAATCTAAATAAACTGCTTTATCGGCAGGCAGTGTACAAAATACATCTAAAGTTCCTGCAAAATTAATTTTTGAAGTATTACCAGAAGAATTATCTATAACCGTATCTCTTGATAAAGTATCTGTACCTGCGTCTGTAACTGTTCCTAATCCTACTTCCCACTTATCAGTTCCAGTTTCATAAATTGCATAGTAAGTAGTATTAGTATCTCCAATACCAGCTACAAAAGTTACAAAACCTGTAACTGCACCAGCAAGATCTAAAGTTCCTGTGCCAGTTGTAGTACTAGTTTCTTTTACTCTATCATTTAAAACCAAAGCCATTTAATTTTCCTTATGTAACACTTAAAATTGCATCTGCGCCAGTTGTAACTGTAGGGAATACAATTTTAAAATCTCCACTTGAAGATGATTTTGATCCACTAAAGTCCAAGATAGCGACAATGTACTGATTAGCTGTTGTTCCACCAGGGCCAACATATTTATACATACAGCCATAAGCTGCAGTAATAGTTGAACCAACCCAGTTAACTGTATTTGCAGTTGCTGCACTTCCGTCAGAATTATTTCCTGCAAAACTTAAATAAGTTGATTGAGGTTGTGTTCCTGCGTTTGCAACTGTACAAGCTCCGCAAGTAATTCCATCAGTGGTATAACCACCTCCGGCTCCAACTTGTCCTGATGTTGCGCTTGTATAAGATTCTGCTGTTGCTTGAGCAAAACCTGATGCTGCAATACTTGTTAACAACGCCATGTAAATAGTATCACTAGAAAAATCGAAATTACCTTTAAAAAGGTTTGGTTTCATTAGATCTGGTACATAGTTTGCCATATTATTTTCTCCTTAATTATTAACTCCGTAACTTGATGGCGACTTAGATTTTAATTGTTGACGAATCATGCCATCTTCGTATTCGTCTCTGCGTCTGTAACCGATTTGCTCAGTTGCGTACGTTGTTAGCGCATTTTGAAATTGCTGCTGGTAGTATTGTAACATATCCTGCGGACCTTTCAAGTACCCATATGTATTTGCAAGAGCCCCATATAAAATAAGATCTTGGTATTTATTTGAGAGATAAGTTCCGTTTGTATCTGTCACAAGACTAGTAGGTTCTTTATTGTAGGCTAAAGTAATTTTATAAGAGGTATCCGGACTAGGTGCGACAACCCAGTAAATTTCATCCCAATTTCCATAGTATTTTGGAATACTGACCGCCGCTGAATCTGGAGTAGAATAATATTCTGCCATAAAACTTGGAATCTCTTTGTTCTAAAAAAGTTTGTTTTCCATTAGCATCTGTCAATTGAACATAATTAATAGATCTCAAATCTGATGGGATTGTGACATATCTATTATTAACTACTAGATTAGAAGTAGCATAATGAGCATTTTGATCTGTAGGTATTGATCTTAAAATTTGATTTTCTGTATTTTTAGTAATAGTCGCTAAAACTGGATCACTTAAAACGGTGTCAGATACTTCGGTGTATCCTCTAATGTCTGAATATAAATTTGATAAAGTATATGCCATATTATAATGCTCCTAATGTTACAGGTCCAGCTGAACAATTATTTCCACCACCTATACCTGGGGCGGTTGCCGTATCACCACTTTGAAAATAAAAATAATTTATTGGACTTGTTAAACTATCTGTTGTTGTACTATTACTTACCGTACCTGTCGAGTCTATTTTACCTAAATAGATTGTATGACCGGCTGCAGCATCAATATCTGTTACTCCATTAATTTGGGGAATAGATGCAAAAGATTTTAAATTTAAAGCATCTCCACCACCAGCACCTGGACCAGTAACCAAAGGAGCTCCTCTTAATCTAACTTTAGAAGTTGCTTTTCTTTGATGATCAATTGAATAAACATTTACATAAGTGTTAGCTCCAGCAATAACCACTTCAAACGGATCGGGTTGTAATAAAATTAATTGAGGAGTATCTGCTGCTTGAACTCTTGGATTTTGTAAAGCTTGTGGATCATTACCAACGGGCTTTGGTTGCAATTGTGGTTGCTTAGGTTCATACTCTGAATAATGAACTAAAGAACCATTCCACTCTCTAACCATTTCTGTATATGGAAATCTTAAGCCACTTCTATCTGAAATAGCTAACGCTTGTTTTCCTTTTGCAAAAACTCCCATTACGATAACACTCCATCTCCATAGAAAGTTTGTGGTGAGATATAAGTAGATGTACCTTGATTATCTGCATCTAAGGCTCTTATCATTTCACTTTCATAAATTCTCTCAAGCTCTGGTGTTCTCTCTGGAGAGAATTTCATACTTAAATAATATGCAAGACCCGACATCATGCAGGGATAAAATCTATTTACTACATCAGAAGTATTTGTATAGGCTCCTGGGTTTTCAATCTTTGCTAAATAGTAAAAACAAAACTGATAACTACTTGGAGTAGTTGTGCTTGATACACTTGCACTTGGAGTAGCATATAAATAAATACTTGGATTAATTGTTCTATCTACATAGAATTGAGAAGGAGTTCCCTTCGTTAATTTATTAGGAGTTGCATTATAAGTAGATCTACTGATTTGAGTTAATGCAATATCCTCTGGGGCTGTAGTTGTAGAATTATTTCTATAAAAAGCTTCTAGGACAGAACTTAAATCATCAGGAAAATTTTCTGAATCTGTAGAATAACTATATTCAGCTTGACCTTCCACTAATGGAACTTTAGCGAGTTTAACTTTCCATAAATGTACACCTCTGTTTTCCCATTCTTGAAACATAATATTTAAAGAACGTCTAGCAGACCTTAATTGATAACCTGTTCGAGTTCCTCTTATGTTAGTTCTCTCATAAGCCTCTTCTATAATGTCATCAATTTGAGGATTAAATAAATCTGTAGAGCGAGAAGTGGGACTAATTGTATTAGCTACATTACCATAACCTGCTGTTGCTGTGGAATAATAAAATAAAGTTGGAGTGGCAACATTAGCTGGAATTACAATTGTTGTTTTACTTCCAGCCGTTGTTACGCCTGAAGTATAAGCAACTCCTGTACCTGAAGCATTATGTGTTCCGTCTTTTTCAATTGAAAAAGCTAACGTTTGACCTGCATTACTTCCATCAGTTTGATCGAAGACATAAGTATTGCCTTCTTGGAGTTCCAATGCTGGACTTACAGTACCATTAATAAAAATTTACTTCCGGTACCGAACGCGTTAGTTCCAGTTGCGACGGTGACTGTATAAGTTATAGTCGCCATTTAAATTCCTAATTTGGGTTTGGACCGTCGTAAAATACTGTTAAGCTGTCAAAACCTGCACTGATATCTACAAACGCTCCAGCGTCAAAATAACATCCATTATCAGGAATATATGGATCCATCATTCCAGCGACTGCTGGTGAATCCATCTCTACAATTTTTACTCCTGTTTGAGATGTATTTCTGAAAATTGCAGCTGCTGCTGTTGCAGCGAGACTAACTCCATGCATTCCTCTAATTCTTGTTGGACCTGCAAAGACAATCCCTGTTGTCGTGCTAGTTGCTGTAAAACCTACTTCAACATTTCCTGTTAAAGCACCATCTACTGAAACACCAGTTACAGTTAAAAAATCTTTAGTTGTAGTAACTGTTAGACCGACTCCTGGACCTGCAATATTTTCGCTATCTGCATTTCCTGAAGAATCAGTTCCTGTAATAGTAAAAGTATCTCCAGATTCATCTGAACCACCAGATTTGATTGTAACCGTTGTAGACATGTTAGAGCCGTCATTTGCTGCTCCACTAGCTTCAAAACCAGCACCAACTCTATCACCATCTAAAGTTAAATCAGCCGCTCCTGAAGTAGTTTGCGCTTTACAAATCGCATCGACATCTGCAGTTACAGCTTTAAACATCTTGGCTGCTACATAAGATTGATTTGGCATATTTATTTTCTCCTATTTAA